TGGATCTGACGCAAAAAAAATGTTCACTGATAAAGTGGTACCCATATCAGTTAACTACCCATTCTTTTTTAAACCGATACAAGACGGTATGGATAGACCCAAAACCGAGTTGGCATATCGTGTACCCGCGTCCAAGTTTACAAGGAAAAAATTACTCGCGAACGAAAGGACCGAGGAGCTCTCTGGGCTCGATACCACAATCGACTGGAAAAACACCGGTGATAACTCGTACGACGGGGAGAAATTAAATTTACTAGTTCATGATGAAGCTGGTAAATGGGAAAGACCCGAAAACATATTAAATAACTGGAGAGTTACAAAAACAACATTAAGATTAGGTAGTAGAGTTATTGGTAAATGTATGATGGGCTCAACAAGTAATTCATTAGATAAAGGTGGAGAAAACTTTAAAAAATTATACGATAATTCAAACGTTACAAAGAGAAATCGCAATGGACAGACTCGCTCGGGATTATATAGTTTGTTCATACCTATGGAATGGAACTTCGAAGGATTCATTGATTCTTATGGACTACCTGTATTCAATACCCCGAAAAAAGAAGCTGTGGATGTACATGGAACAGTTATCGATATTGGGGTTATCGAGCACTGGGAAAATGAAGTTGCCGGTTTAAAAGGAGATCAAGACGCATTAAATGAATTTTACAGGCAATTTCCAAGAACCGAAGAGCATGCGTTTAGGGATGAAACCAAAAATAGTTTATTTAATTTAGCTAGAATTTACGAGCAAATTGATTATAACGATGATATTACACAAGATGCTAATATAACAAAAGGCAATTTTTCTTGGCAAAATGGAATAAAAGATTCTAAAGTTCAGTTTACACCAAACCCTAATGGAAGATTTAAAATTAGTTGGGTACCTAATTTAAATTTACAAAACAATATTATAAGTAGAAATGGAATTAAATATCCCGGTAATGAACATATGGGTGCATTTGGCTGCGATAGTTATGATATATCTGGAACTACAGATGGTAAAGGATCTAAAGGTGCACTTCATGGTCTTACTAAATTTAGCATGGAAGACGCGCCGCCTAATCAGTTTTTTTTAGAATATATAGCTAGACCACAAACCGCTGAAATATTTTTTGAAGATGTACTTATGGCATTAGTATTTTATGGCATGCCAATACTTGCAGAAAATAATAAGCCTAGATTATTATACTATTTAAGAAGGAGGGGGTACCGCGGGTATTCTATGAATAGGCCGGATAGACTTTGGAATAAGTTATCTATTACAGAAAAAGAAATAGGTGGTATACCTAATTCAAGCGAAGATATAAGACAAGCTCACGCTGCTGCTATTGAGACATATATTAATAATTATGTTGGCGTTACTGATGAAGGTAAATATGGCAATATGTATTTTAACAATACATTAAATGATTGGGCTAAATTTGATATAAACAAAAGAACAAGATTTGATGCCGCAATAAGTTCCGGATTGGCAGCAATGGCTTGTAATAAAAATTTGTATAGACCTAATATTGAAAAAACAAAATCAAAAGTTAATATTAGCTTTTCAAAATATGAAAATAAAGGAACTTCATCTAAAATAATAAAAAATTATGGCTGAATCTAGTTATAAAAGTTACTTTCCAAGCCAAACGGCTAGCGACGAACAAAAACTATCCATGGATTATGGTATGGAGGTTGCTAGAGCTATAGAAAATGAATGGTTTAAAAAAGATCGTGGGGCTAATAGATTTTATGTTAATCAAAATCAATATCATAAATTAAGACTATATGCCAGAGGAGAACAAAGTATACAGAAATATAAAGATGAATTATCTATAAATGGTGATTTATCATATCTTAATTTAGATTGGAAGCCTGTTCCAATTGTTCCTAAATTTGTTGATATAGTTGTTAATGGAATTGCTGAAAGAACGTATGACGTAAAAGCATATTCTCAAGATCCTTTTGGGGTTAAACAAAGAACAGATTATATGGAGGGTATTATGTCTGACATGATGACTAAAGAAATATCTGACTTTGCAGATGAGCAATTTGGTATAAATATATATAATTCTCCTGCAGATGAGCTTCCTGAAAATGAAGAAGAGTTACAATTGCATATGCAACTTAATTATAAGCAGTCTATAGAAATTGCAGAAGAGCAAGCTATTCAAACTGTATTTAATCAAAATAATTATGAATTAACTAAAAAAAGATTTTTTTATGATTTAGCTGTTTTAGGTATTGGTTGTGTTAAGAATACATTTTCAACTTCAGAAGGAATTAAAATTGAATACGTAGACCCTGCAAATATTGTATATTCTTATACGGAATCACCATTTTTTGATGATATATATTATGTTGGAGAAATAAAAAATATAACAATAAACGAATTAAAAAAAGAATTCCCTAATTTAACAGACGAAGAATTAAGAAAAATATCAGAACAAGGCAGCCAAGATTATAATGTATATAATAAATTTAATACACAAATAAACAATAAAGATAATAACTCTGTTCAACTTATGTATTTTAATTATAAAACATATATGAACGAAGTATATAAAGTAAAAGAAACTGCAACTGGCGCGGAAAAAATAATTAAAAAATCTGATGCTTTTAATCCACCTATAACAGAAGGATTAAGATTTGAAAAAATAGCAAAAAATATTGAAGTACTTTATGAAGGTGTTTATGTACCTGGCTCTAATATATTATTAAAATGGCAACTATGTGATAACATGCTGCGAGAAAAGAGCGATATTAATAAAGTTAAATTAAATTATTCTTTAGTTGCGCCTAGAATATATAACGGCAGAATTGAATCATTAGTTGGTAGAATAACAGGGTTTGCTGATATGATACAATTAACTCATTTAAAAATACAACAAGTATTGTCTCGTATGGTTCCCGATGGTGTCTATGTTGATGCTGACGGACTTGCTGAAATAGATTTAGGTAATGGAACTAACTACACTCCGCAAGAAGCGTTAAATATGTTTTTCCAAACTGGTAGTATTATAGGTAGATCATTAACCTCTGAAGGTGATATGAATCCAGGAAGAATACCTATACAAGAAATAAATAATAACGCTGGTACTGGAAAATTATCTGCTTTAATAAGTACTTATAATTATTATTTACAAATGATTAGAGATGCTACTGGATTGAATGAAGCAAGAGACGCGAGTACCCCTGATAAAAACGCTTTAGTAGGATTACAAAAATTAGCAGCAGCTAATAGCAATACAGCTACTAGACATATTTTACAAAGTGGTTTATTTTTAACTGCAGAAACTGCAGAAAAAATATCGTTAAGAATAGCTGATGTATTAGAATTTTCTCCTACAGCAAACGCGTTTATACAAAGCATAGGAGCACATAATGTAGGTACATTAAAAGAATTAACTGAATTACATTTACATGATTTCGGTATATTTTTAGAACTTGAACCAGATGAAGAAGAAAAACAATTACTTGAAAATAATATTCAAGTTGCAATAGCACAAAATAACATTGAATTAGAAGATGCTATTGATATTCGTCAAACTAAAAATCTTAAATTAGCTAATCAGCTTTTAAAATTAAGAAGAAAAAAGAAAAAAGAAAACGATCAACTTATACAGCAACAAAATATACAAGCACAGGCTCAAGCCAATGCGCAATCTCAACAAGTTGCGGCTGCTGCAGAAGTACAAAAACAACAAGCGTTAACTCAAAGTAAAATTCAATTAGAACAAGCTAAAGCACAATTTGATATGGAAAAAATGCAGTCCGAAGCTAATATGAAAAAAGATTTAATGCAATTGGAATTTCAAATGAATATGGAATTAGCTAAAGTAAGGTCTGCAGGTGACTCTGAAAAAATAAATAAAAAAGAAGATCGTAAAGACGAAAGAACTAAAATACAAGCTAGCCAGCAAAGTGAACTTATAGAACAAAGAAAAAATAATACACCGCCTAAAAGCTTTGAATCAGCTGGCAATGATATATTAAGCGGTGATTTTGACTTAGGTGCGTTTGAACCTAGGTAATATATAAATTGTATAATTATATAATATTTTATTATGGCAGAAAAAATTAAAGCTAAAGTTGTAGAGACTGAAGAAAAGTCTATACAAGAAAAAGAAGAGGTTGTACAAAAAAATTCTGGGTTTGATGAAGAATCGCAGATGTACAAAGTGGACCTTTCAAAACCACCCGTAAATCAAGAAGAACAACAAAAAGAAAAAACAGATGCCGTTCCAGAGCAAAGCACAGATGAGGTTCCTGTACGCAACGAATCCGAAAATGGCGGAGAAGTTCAAGAAGGAAACTCCGAAGAACAAATTGAAAACCCTACCGGAGAAGAAAACAGCGATGGAGATGTGCGGGATACGCAAAAAGAAGAGATACCAATAATAGAAGAAATAACCGATGAAACCAATGAAACAAATAATACTGACGAGGCAGGAGTGGCAGGAAGCGATGAAGTTACCAACCCCGCACCGGAACAAGAAGAAGTATTACAGGAAGAAGAAACACAAGAACCTGTAGAATATCCTGAAAACATTATGGACTTAGTAAAGTTCATGAATGAAACAGGAGGTAATTTAGAGGATTATGTAGCTTTAAATAAAGATTACGAAAAATTTGAACAAATGGATTTGTTACATGAGTATTACACTCAATCAAAACCCCATTTATCAGCAGATGAAATTGCATTTTTAATTGATGATAAATTTTCATTTGACGAAGAAGCTGACGATCCTAGAGATATAAAAAGAAAAAAATTAGCATTTAAAGAAGAAGTTGCTTCAGCAAAAAATCATCTTGAAGGACAAAAAGCTAATTATTATAAAGAAATTAAAGCTGGCTCTAAGCTAACGCCTGAGCAGCAAAAAGCAATGGACTTTTTTAATAGATATAATAAAGAAAGTGCAGAAGCTGAAAAAATAAACAAGTCTCAACGAGATACGTTTAACAATAAAACCAATACTTTTTTTAATAATCAATTCAAAGGTTTTGAATATAAGGTAGGAGAAAAAAAATATAGGTTTAATGTCAAAAATGTGAATCAAGTAAAAGAAACACAAAGCGATATAAATAACTTTGCTAAGAGGTTCTTAGATAGTAATAACGTTATGAATGACGCCGCAGGTTATCACAAAGCTTTATTTACAGGCATGAACGCTGATGCAATTGCTCAGCACTTTTACGAACAAGGCAAATCAGACGCTATTAAAGAATCTGTTAAGTCTGCTAAAAATATCAACATGGATCCTCGATCTGGTTTCAAACCGGTTGAGGGAACTGGTATTAA